ACCTGGCTCGACGCAAAGGATGCGCTGGAGCTGGGCTTCATCGACCGCATTGCTGAGCCCGTGAAACTTGCGGCCTCTTTCGATGTTGCCCGGTTCCGCAACGCTCCGCCGGAAGTGGTGGAAGCGGCAAGTGAAGCAGAAGAGCCTGCGGCTACGGAGCCGCAGACCGAGGGTGTCGCAGACGCCAACACCCAATCTGACCTCGCAAAGGTTGAACCTGAAGAACCGCGTTCGGGCGACGATAATCCAATGACCTCGGATGCCGTCGGGATCCGCGCAGAGGCCATCGCCCATGCACGGGCCGTGATCGATCTCTGTCGCCTTGCAGGCCAGCCGCAGATGGCCGGGCGCTTCCTTGAAGAGGACTTGGGTCTCGACGAGGCCCGTAACCGGCTTCTGGCGGCCAAGGCAGAGGCAACTCCCGACATCACTGCTGCGCATGCCCAGCCTGGACGCGCAGCCTCCCTCCATCCCTGGGGCGAGGTCATCGCCCGCACCTTCAAGACGAAAGGATAAGCCTCCATGACAATGCTCACTGAAGGCAAACACGCGGGCGGCTTCCTCGTCTGGGAAGTCCTGCGCGATTACACCCGAGAAACTATCACCATCGCCTCTGGTGCCGGAAAGCTCGAGCCCGGCACCGTGCTCGGAAAGATCACCACGGGCGGTAAATACACCGGGCTGGCACCGGCCGCGACGAACGGCAGTCAGAATGCCGCCGGTATCCTCTGGGCGGGCGTTGACGCATCAGCCGCCGATGCGCCTGGCGTCGTGCTCCTGCGCGGCCCCGCCATCGTCAACCGCCACGAAATCGTTTGGCCTGCGGGCGCGACCGAGGCGCAGATCACGGCCGCAACCACGGCGCTTGCTGCGCTCGGCATCATCCTGCGCTGAGCCCCGGCGCGCATCCGTTTCATCGAAATTCAGGAGGTTGGCGCAATGGCCAGCATGGACATCTTCGAGGGCGACGCCTTCAGCATCATCGAGCTCACCCGGGCTCTGGAAAACATCCCCTTCAAACCGGCCATCCTGTCGGGTGCAGGCCTGTTCGGATCGCGCGGTGTGCGCCAACGCACCGTCATGATCGAAAGCCGCGATGGCACGCTGTCGCTGATCCCGTTCTCGGAACGTGGCTCGGCCTATGAACAACAGGTGCCCGAGCGGCGCGACATGCGCGCCTTTGTCTGCCGGCAGTTCAAGAAGCAGGACGTGCTTTGGGCCTCTGAAATCCAGGCTATCCGCGATTTCGGCTCGGAAACCGCCACCCAGCAGGTGCAGACCGAAGTCGCCCGCAAAATGGGACGGCTGCGCAACGACGCCGAGGCCACTTTCGAGTTCCACCTCTTCAACGGCATCCAGGGCGTGGTGAAGGACCCGAAAGATGGGGCCACGGTGATCAACTACTACACCGAGTTCGGCATCACGCCGGCCACGGAGGTGGATTTCGATCTCGACAATGCGAGCCCGGCCTCGGGCGCCCTGCGTAAACGCTGCCAGGCGATGATCGAAAGCGTCGAGGATAGTCTTGGCGGGCTAGCTGCCGGTCAGGTCCAGCTGCGCGCCGAATGCGGCTCGGCCTTCTTTGCCGACCTCGTGGCCCACAAGGAGGTGCGCGAGACCTATTTGAATACCGCCGCCGCGGCAGATCTGCGCGGCCGCGTGGGCGAAGAGGTCAGCTTTGGCGGCATCACCTTCCGCCGCTACCGCGGTGGCCTCGGCTTTGGCGTGCCGACCGACAAGGCGTATTTCTACCCCGAGGGGGTCGAGGGCCTCTTCGAGATTTACTACGCCCCCGCCGATACGTTCGAGACGGTGAACACGCTGGGTCTGCCGCTTTATGCGCGCATGATCCCTGACCGAGACCGTGACGAATGGGTGCGCCTCGAGATCGAAAGCAACCCGCTGCCGATCTGCACCCGGCCGCAGGTTCTGCGCTCTGCGCGGCGGACCTGATGACCGCCTTTGCAGATGCGCTGGCCGTGCTGTTTGCCGACCCCAACATCTCGGTCGAGGTCTGGTATCGGGATGGTGCGGGGCAGTTCACCCGCGCGCGCGGCATTCTGCGCCGTCCCGACGAGGTCACAGAATTCGGGTCGGCCCGGCTGCTTTCTGACACCACCCGGATCGATATCCGGGTGGCGGATATCCCAAATCCCCGCCCACAGGAACAGATCCTGATCGGGGAGGAGACCTTCCTTATACAGGGTGAACCGCGCCGTGACCGCGAGCGGCTGGTCTGGACCATAGAGCTTGCGCCCGCATGAAACTCGGCATCGACATCAGCCCGGACCTCGTCGCCGTGATGGCAGCTGAGATCAAAGCCGGGGAAAAAGCTGTCAGCGCCGCGATGCGCGAAGCCGGGTCTGGCCTCAAGAACGCCTGGCGTGGTCAGATCGCACAGGCGGGTCTTGGGCTTCGTCTCGCAAACTCGATACGAAGCCAGACCTATCCGATATCTGGTGAAAGCCTCAAAGCGGCGGCGCTCGTCTGGTCCAAGGCTCCGGTGATTGTCGGAGCCCATGACACCGGCCCACTAATCCGCTCGAAGGACGGGTTTTGGCTGGCCATCCCGACGGCGGCGGCGGGGCGGGGCTTGCGCGGGGCCAAGATCACTCCCGGCGAATGGGAGCGGCGTCGCGGGCTGCGTTTGCGCTTTGTCTATCGCCGCCGGGGACCGAGCTTGCTGGTGGCGGATGGGCGGCTGAACAGCCGCGGGCTCGGCATGGCATCGCGCTCGAAAACAGGGCGTGGCAAGGCGACGGTGCCGATCTTCCTGCTCGTCCCGCAGGTCAAGCTGCGCAAGCGGCTCGATCTTGCGCGCGATGCAGACCGCGCGCAGGCGGCGGTTCCGGCGCTGATCGTGGCGAATTGGGTTGAGGGGCGGATTGGGTGAACCCGCGACCATTGGAAGAAACCGCCGGACGCTCGACAGTTGCGCGCATTATTCAGCGCCGATCCATTTCAATACAGCAAGCGCCTCTGACGAACTGCTAACGCGAAGCTTGATTTCCCCGCGTGACGTTTCTTGCGAAGCGGGAAAGTGCTCTTTGGTCTTGCCCGGATCAATAAGCGCTGCATTCAAGGCAGGCTTCCGAAAGTACCACAGGACCCACTTCTGATTCAGGACCGCTGAATACAGCCAGTCACCATTGGCTTCGAAACGAAGTTCGCGTTCAATGAAACCATGTCCGGCCGGGCGCACGGTGGTCCCGTCAGGAAAACGAGCATGGGCAAAGGTCAAATAGGTGTCACGTACGCCAGCGTCCGAGGCGGTTTCTTCTTGCAGTTGTTCTTCGAGCTTAAACGGATCAAGCAGCATTCTTCCTCCCACCACTTGGTTCCGCGTGGCCCTCATTAATTCAAACACCCTCGAAACAAACGTCAAGCGGGGAGTCGCGTGATAGTTATGCCCACCCCACGTGAAACCATCCTCGTCGCGCTGCACGCGCGGCTCTTGGCGCTGCCCGCCACCGCCCTCCGCGGCGAGGTGCTGCCCGAGCGCGTGCCTGCAGAGGGCCTGCTGATCCTGCGCGACGGCGAGCCGGAGGAGCCCGAGGTCACGCTGTCGCCGCTGCGCTATCACTACCAGCACCGCGCCGAGATCGAGGCGGTCGTGCAGGGCTCCGATCGTGACGCCGCATTCGACGCGCTGACCGCCAGCATCGGCTGGGCGCTCGCCGCCGACCGCACGCTGGGCGGGCTCTGCGACTGGGTCGAGGCCGAAGCGCCGCGCCCGGTCGATCTGCCGGTCGAGGGCGCGGCCAGCCTGAAAGCTGCCGTGATCCCGGTTGTGCTGCACTATTCCACGGCCGACCCGCTGGCCTGACCCCGACAACCCGAGGAGAAACACCATGGCACGAGCCCAAGGGGCGCGGGCGCAGATGGCGCTGGCGTTCGAAACGACCTATGGAACGCCGCCGGTGAGCGGCTTTACCAAGACGCCTTTTGCCAGCACGACTTTGGGGGCGGAACAGCCGCTGCAGACATCGGAACTGCTGGGCTATGGCCGTGATCCGCAGGCACCGATCAAGGATGCGGTGACGGCGGATGGCGATGTGGTTATCCCGATTGATGCCGAGGCCTTCGGCTTTTGGTTGAAGGCGGGATTTGGAGCGCCCACGACCACCGGCGCGGAAGCGCCCTATAGCCACGAGTTCCGGTCCGGAAACTGGGCGCTGCCGTCGTTCTCGGTCGAGACCGGGATGCCTGAGGTGCCGCGCTTCGCCATGTATTCCGGCTGCATGGTGGACAGCCTCAACTGGCAGATGGCGCGCTCTGGGCTGCTGACGGCAACAGCCAGCATCGTGGCACAGGGCGAGGCCATCGCCACGACCAGTGCGGTAGGGGCACCCGCCAATATCGCGCTGAAACGCTTCGGGCATTTCAACGGATCGATCACGCGGAACGGGGCCAATATCGGCAATATCGTTTCCGCTGACCTGACTTATGCCAACAATCTCGATCGCATCGAGACGATCCGGGCGGATGGCAAGATCGATGGCTCGGACCCGTCCATCGCAGCTCTCACAGGCAATGTCGTGGTCCGATTTGCGGACCAGACGCTCGTGACCCAGGCGATCAACGGCGAGGCCTGCGAGTTGGAGTTTTCCTACACGCTGCCAACGGGCGAGAGCCTGACCGTTACCGCCCACGCTGTTTACCTTCCACGCCCGCGGATCGAGATCTCGGGCCCGCAAGGTGTACAGGCCACCTTTGATTGGCAGGCGGCCAGCGATCCCGTGGTGGGTCGTATGTGCACCGTCACTCTGACCAACGACCGCGAGGTTTACTGACCATGCTGCGCTTGATCCTTTCGAATGAACCCCGCTGGCTCGACTTGGGCCATGGTGTCCGCCTGCTGGTGGAGCCGCTGACCACCGCTATCATGATGGCCGCGAGGAGCGATCCTACGATCATCGCGGCCGCCGATGATGCTGAAGGCGTTGCCTCCAACGACGACCTTGCGCGCATCGTCGCAAAGGCCGTGGCGCGCATCGTGGTAAAAGACTGGGAGGGCGTCGGCGACGAGGACGGCAAACTGCTGCCTCTGACGCCCGAGGGCATCGATGCCCTGCTGGAGCTTTGGCCGATCTTCGAGGCGTTTCAAACGAAATACATCGCGGGCGCGCTCATCCTGGACGCGGAAAAAAACGCCTGACCGCTCTCGCCGAATGGGCGTTCGGCGGGGGCGAAGACTATTGCGCGGCATGCCCATCTGTTTGCGCGGAATGCCCACGCACTCTCCATCAACCCATGACCCTCGAGGGCTGGCAGATCTGGGATCTGGTGCAGCGCCTCGGTGGGCAGGTGCGCGTTGCTGGCGGCATGAGCGGCGGCGCTGTCCTCGGCTGGGACATGGGCGCAGCCCTCCAACTCGGTGCGGCCCTGGGGCTCTCGCCCCTCATCATCGCAGAGCTCTTGCCGCCCATCGAGGCGGTGATGGTACGCAAGTCAAACGAAGAGATCGAACACCGACATGGCTGAGAAACGCGTATCCGTCCGCCTGTCTGCGACCGGCAGCCGCCAGGTGCGTGCCGAACTCGAGGGTGTCGGCGAGGCCGGCACCCGCGGCATGGGACGCCTCAGCCGCGAGCTGGACCAAGCCAATGCGCGCATGGCGGCCTTCGCGCGCCGGGCGCGGATCGCGGCAACTGCTGCTGCCACGGCGCTCGCGACCGCTGTCGTTGCGATGACCCGCTCGACCGTTGCGGCAGCCAACGAGATCGGCCAGCTCAGCCAGGTTGCCAATGCCAATCCGGAGGTGTTCCAGCGCTGGTCGGCCGCCTCGGCCACAGTGGGGATCGAGCAAGAGAAGCTCGCCGATATCTTGAAGGACGTGAACGACCGCGTGGGTGACTTCCTGCAAACGGGCGGCGGCCCGATGGCGGATTTCTTCGAGAACATCGCGCCAAGGGTGGGGGTGACGGCAGACCAGTTCGCGCGGCTTTCGGGGCCGGAAGCGCTGCAACTCTATGTCGACAGCCTCGAGCGCGCGGGCGTCAGCCAGCAAGAGATGACGTTTTATCTCGAGGCCATGGCGTCTGACACGACGCGGCTGATCCCGCTTTTGCAAAACGGCGGCGCGGAAATGACCCGGCTTGGCGCGCAGGCGCAGGCGCTTGGGGCTGTTTTGGATGCGGACGCGATTACCGCGATGCGCCGGTCGGAACTCGCGCTCGTGAGTATTGGTCAGGTCTTCACCGGGGTGCGCAATCGGATCGCCGTGGCCGTCGCTCCGACCATCGAGGCGCTGGCCAATACCTTTGTGGCGCTCGCATCCGATGGCGGGATCCTGCGCTCGGCCATCGACACGCTGATCGGCAACCTCGGCCGTCTCGCCTCCTATGCGGCAACGTTCGCCGCCGTCATGGCCGGGCGCTGGGTCGCAGGCATGGCGGTCGCCGCCCTCTCCGTGCGCGGCCTAGCGACGGCCCTGGTCTTCCTGCGCGGCGCCCTCATCCGCACCGGCATTGGCGCCCTGATCGTCGGCGCGGGCGAGCTGGTCTATCAGTTCTCGCAACTCGTCGCCCGGGTCGGCGGGGTGGGCGAGGCGTTCCGGCTCCTCGGCGATCTGGCCCGCGAGGTCTGGTCCCGTATCGGGCTGTCGCTGGACGCGGCCCTCGCGCGGATGGCCGCCGGGTGGGAGGGGCTGAAGGCCGACGGACTCTCGGCGCTGGAAGGCACCATCGCAGGCGTCGTCAGCTTCGGTGACCGGACGGCGGCGATCTTCCAGGGGGCCTATGATGCGGCCGTCGCGATCTGGGGCAGTCTGCCCGGGGCGATCGGCGATTTCGCCTTCCAGGCCGCGAATGGGCTGATCTCCGGCGTCGAGGCGATGCTGAACGGCGTCGTCACCCGGATCAACAGCTTCATCGAGACCCTGAACGCGGCCCTCGCGCTGCTGCCCGAATGGGCTACGGGCGAAGGTGGCGTGCGGATCGGCATCCTCGATCCGGTTGAACTGGGGCGTATCGGCAATCCCTTCGAGGGCGCGGCAACGGAGGCCGGTGCTGCCGCGGCGGATGCTTTCTCGGCTGCGCTTGCACGCACCTACCTCGAGCCGCCCGATCTCGGGCTCGGGGCCATGGCTGACGACGCCCGCGCCAGGGCCGATGGCTATCGCGAGGCGGCCGGGATGCTGGCTGACGCTGCCGGTCGGCCGCTGGCCAGCTGGCAGGCGCTGAAGGATGCCGTGACCGGCACGGGGACGGAAGCCGAGACAGCGCTGGCAGATGCCGCCGCCTCGGCCGATGCCCTGACCACAGGTCTGAACGACACCGCCACCGCCGCCGATGGCGCGGGCGGTGCCGCGCGTGACGCTGGGGCGGCTGCAGCCGAAGGCGCGGACACGGCCCTGAGTGGCTGGCAAGCCGTCACCGCCGCACTCGCCGACTACGCCGCCAAGGCGCGCGACATCGGCGGGGATATCGGCAGTGCGCTGGTCGGGGCGTTCCAGAGTGCCGAGAACGCCATCGGTGACTTCGTGAAGACCGGCAAGCTCGACTTCCGCGATCTGGTCACGTCGATGATCGCCGATCTCGCCAAGCTCGCCGCCCGGCGTTTCATCCTCGGGCCCATCGCCAATGCCCTTTCCGGCGCGCTGGGCGGCGCGGGTGGCATCTTCGCCAACATCCTGCATGCGGGCGGCACGGTCGGTGCCCCCGGTCCCGGCCGGATGGTCCCGGCGCTGGCCTTCGCGGGCGCGCCGCGCATGCACAACGGCGGTTGGGCCGGGCTGTGGCCCGACGAAGTCCCCGCGATCCTGCAACGGGGCGAACGCGTGCTCTCGCGACGGGAGGCGGCGGGGTTCGGCAAGGCGGGCGCCTCGACCGTCAATGTCACGATCAACGCACGCGACGCCGAGAGCTTCCGCCAGTCCCGCACGCAGGTCGCCAGCGACATCGCCCGCGCAGTGTCGCTGGGCCGGAGGGGGATGTGATGGCGTTCCACGAGGTCCGGTTTCCGGACAACATCAGCCGCGGGGCGCGCGGAGGCCCGGAGCGCCGCACTCAGATCGTCGAACTTTCCTCGGGCGCCGAGGAGCGCAACGCGAGCTGGGCCAACAGCCGCCGCCGCTACGACGTCGCCTATGGTATCCGCCGCGTCGACGATCTGGCGGCGGTGGTCTCCTTCTTCGAGGCCCGGAACGGCCGCCTCCACGGCTTCCGCTTCAAGGACTGGGCCGACTTCAAGTCCTGCCTGCCATCGCAGACCCCGGCCTCAACCGATCAACCCATCGGCACCGGCAACGGGGCGGCCACCCTGTTCCAGCTCACCAAGCGCTACACCTCTGGCGCGCAGTCCTGGACGCGGGCCATCGCCAAGCCCGTCGCCGGGACCGTTACCGTCGCGCTGAACGGCACGCCGCAGGCCTCCGGCTGGTCGGTTTCCACCGCGACAGGCCTCATCACCTTCACCACCGCCCCGGCCGCGGGCGTGGCCATCACCGCGGGCTTCGAATTCGACGTCTCCGTCCGCTTCGACACCGACGCCCTTGACGTCACCCTCGACCTCGAACGCCTCGGCTCGATCACCTCGATCCCTCTCATCGAACTCCGCCTCTGAAGGACCGATCCCATGTCGGAACCCACGACCGTGCGCATGGGCGCACTGGCCGCCTACCTGAGCCTTGCCCTCGCGCTGTCGGCGCAAGGCGGCGCCGCGATCTGGTGGGCCGGCACGCAGAACACCCGCCTGACCTCGCTCGAGGCGCGGGTGGCCGAACTTCTCTCTGCCTCGCCGCTCTACCACCGCCAGATCGTCGAGGCCGACCGCCGCATCGCGGTCATCGACGAGCGGATTGCCAACATCCTCGCCCGGATCGAGGCGCTGACCGCCGCGCTCGAGCGTCGCCACGACGCCCCCTGAATTCCCCATAGGACCACCGCCATGCAGACCACCGACCGGGGGCTTCTCGCCCTCATCCGGCACGAAGGCGTCGTGCCCGGGCCCTATCTCGACGTGAAGGACGTCTGGACCTTCGGCATCGGCCACACCGCTGCGGCCCGGTCGCCCGATCCGGCGCGGATGCCGCGCGGAATGCCCGCTGATTTGGATGCCGGGATCCGTGAGGCGTTCCGGCTTTTCCGCACCGAAATCGCGGCTTACGAGGCCGAGGTTTTGCGCGCGGTGAAGGTACCACTGGAGCCCCACGAGTTCGATGCGCTGGTATCCTTCCACTACAACACCGGCGGCATCGCCAAGGCTGCGCTGACGCGCCACCTGAACGCAGGCAACCGCGCAGCAGCCGCAGCGGCCTTCATGGGCTGGCTCAAGCCCGCCGCCATCCGGTCCCGCCGCGAGGCTGAACGCGATCTCTTCGCCAGGGGCATCTATCCGACCGGCACGATCCCGGTCTGGGCCGTCGACCGCAATGGCAGGGTGGATTTCTCGCGGCCGATCCGGCGGCTCAGCGAGGCCGAGGCGCTGGCCTTGCTGCGCCCGCGCGGCACGCTGATCCCGCCACCCGACCAACCCGCGACCACTCCCGGCTGGTGGCAGCGGCTCGCTAGCTTCTTCACTCGAAAGGAAACGACATGAACTGGACCTTCGCCCGCGGCCTCGTCTATCTCGCCTGCCTTGTCGCCTCCGGCCTCGCCATGGCGGGGCTCGCGGAGTTCGACCTGGCGACCGGGACCTTCGACCTCAGGCCCTTCAACCTCTATGCCCTGACAGGCGCGGCGGGCGGGGTCGTCTCCTCGGCGCTGGCCTCGATCGCGCTCTGGCGCGGCTGGGGGCGGAAGTGAAGTCCCTGAACCCCGCGCTGCAGGCCCATCTCGACGACGGCACCACGACGCTCGCCTGGTGCTGGCGGATCACCCGCGCCGATGGCATAGCCTTCGGCTTCACGGACCACGACCGAACGCTGGCGTTCGACGGGACCGAGTTCGAACCGGAAAGCGGGCTGACGGCGTCCGAGGTCCGGTCGAGTTCCGACCTCTCGGTAGATGCGCAGGACGCGCAAGGCGTGCTGTCGTCGGATCGGATCACCGAGACCGACATCCTCGATGGCCGATGGGACAATGCGGTAGTCGAGGTCTGGCGGGTGAACTGGGCCAGCCCTACACAGCGCGTGCTCCTGCGCCGCGGGGCCATCGGCCAAATCCGGCGCGGGCGGCTGGCCTTCGTGGCTGAAGTGCGCAGCCTCGCCCATGTTCTCGGCCAGACCGTCGGGCGGACGTTTCAGGCGAGCTGCGATGCCGCGCTGGGCGATGCGCGCTGTGGCGTCAACCTTGAGGCCGCGGCCTTCAAGGGGACCGGCGCGATCATCGATGTGCTGCGCGATCGGGCCTTCACCGCTTCCGGCCTCGGCAGCTTCGCGGCGGGCTGGTTCGCCTTCGGGCTGGTCGAATGGTCGACCGGGGCGAATGCAGGGCGGCGCGTCGAGGTGCTGTCGCATGACCTCGTCGACGGGGTGGCGATCCTGACCCTGCTCGAGGCGCCGGTACGACCGATCACGGCGACAGACACCTTCATCGTCCGGGCGGGCTGCGACAAGCGGATCGCGACCTGCGGGACGAAGTTCGCCAATGTCGCGAACTTTCGCGGCTTTCCGCACATCCCCGGTCAGGACGCAGTCCTGCGCTACGCGACGAAGGACGGCGGCCATGAGGGAGCGGTGTTGTGA